GACCAGCCGCTCGAAGCAACTGCAACTGCTGCTGATTCCGATCCCGCAGGCGGTCTATCGCCAGCGGATTGACATGCAGGCGATCGCACAGCAACGCGTCGCCGCCGACTTCGACCGGGAATTCCGGGTCGCGCTGCAACAGGCGTTGAGCACCGCACGGCCATGATTATTCAGGACTTTACAACCGCTGCCCATCTGGGTTATCCTGTCTGTGCTGCCGATAAAGAGGCAGCCGGGATTGGCGTCCCGATCTGGGCGGCGAGAAGCCGCAAAGCAATAAGCCTGCGGCTTTTTTGTCGTTGTGGTTCGCCCGGTTTTGGGCGGCCGAACGGGTGGAGCCGAAAGGCTCGCCGTTGCTCAGGCGGTACGCCAACTCCCGTTCGGTCTGCCCTCCAGATTGGCGTCTGGAAGGCGGTTCAATTACCGCAACCTGAGTACACCACCATGCAAACCACCCCGCACGAAGCGGCAATTTCTGCCGCCAGTCGAGCCCTTGGCCTGGCCCAAGAGGCGCTTGAAAGTCACGCTGTCCACCTCGATCATTTCTACGCCCTGTTCGACGCTATCGACCGATTGGACGGTGATCGGCCGCTGATCAATTCGCTGGCGATCATCGGCACCAAGCTCGCTACCCACTACTCCATCATCACCGTCCCGCCTATTGAGTCCGTCGAGGCGGCTCAGGTCGGTCTGCGCACGTTTGCCAAGGAAGGAACCGGAAGCCATGAATGAACTCGTCTTGCTGCACCACAATGAACCGATGACTACTTCTCTGGCGATTGCCGAAGGCACTGGAGTGCAGCACAAGAACGTGCTGGAGCTTGTCCGGAAGTTCGCGGCCGAGCTGTTGGAGTTTGGAGGGGTCGCGTTTGAAACGCGACCCTTTGATACGGATGGCGGGGTTCAGTATCGAGAAGTGTGCTTTCTCTCAGAACCCCAAGCCACCCTGTTGCTCACCTTCATGCGCAACTCAGAAGTCGTCGTCCGTTTCAAGGTCGAGTTGGTCAAAGCCTTCTTCGCCCTGCGCGACCAGTTGCGCGCGCAACAGGTCGAGACCGCCCCGCCGATCCTCTCCCGTGACCCCGCCCACGTTGCCGACCTGACCGTTTCCGGATGGCGCACCTTCCGTGCCCTGCTGGGTGTGGGGCGCAGCAGCGGGCTGACGCTGCGCGACTCCCTGCGCCGCGCCAACGAGGCCACTACCCGCCGCATCGGCATCAACATGCTCGCGGAAATCAACGCCGAGGACGATCTGCCGCAAGACCCGCAGGCCGGGCCGCTCGATCTGACCAGCGCCGGGCTGTTTTTCCGCGACTGGTGCCAGGGCATCACCGTCTATCCGGTCTGCCCTTGCGACTCTGCGCAGTTTTTCACCGCTTACCTGCGCTGGTGCCGGGAGTCCGAAGAAATCCCCTGCGCGCGCAATGCGCTGTCGGAGCACGTGGCCAAACAGAAGGGATGGCAGGTCAAGGTCAAGCGCCGCTACACCGACCTGAGCGGCGCGCGCGTGGTGAAGTCTGCCCGCATGGTGTTGCCGCCGCCGATCGTCCTCGAAACCACCAGCCTGGAAGGCGCCGACTTCCGCCGCTCCCGCTTCGGTGACGAAGCCGAGTGGGCCACTGCCGGCTATCTCGCGTTCGGCGCTGCGCTGGACTCGGAAGCGTAACCATGACCACCGCCACCCTCACCGAACTCCAGACCGAGCGCACGCGCCTGAAAGCTGTGGAGGCCGAGCGCGAGCTGGCCGAAGCGATGGCCGAGACGCGCAAGGCCGATGATTTGCTGGGGGCGGCGCTGGCGGTGCGGGCGATGCTCCTGTCTGAGCTGCGCGCGCTGCCGCATCGCCTGGCGCAGGCCATCGAGGGGCGGCACGACGAAACCGAGGTGCACTATCTGCTCTCGGACGCCGTGCATACCCTGCTCGACCGCATCGGCCAGCAGGCAGCCGCCGTGAGTCGCACGCTGCCCGAGTTCGGCGCCCGCTTCCGGCGTGGCGCGCGGCCGCGGGACCTGATCACTGTCTCGCAGCACGCCGACAAGCACCGCTGGATCGGATCCGGCACCAACGCGCCAGGCCAGTGGCGCACCGCCTTGACCCCGTACCTGCGCGACATTCAGGACGACCTCTCGGAGCACTCGCCGGTGCGTACCGTCGTCTTCTGCAAATCCGCTGGCGTCGGCGGCACCGAGGCCATGTTCAACTGGATCGACTACACCATGCGCCACCTGGGCAACCGGGACATGATGGTTGTCGTTCCCTCGCTCGAACTGCGCGACCGCTCGTTCAACCCGCGCCTGTCGAAAATGATCACCGAGAACGCCGGCCTGCAGGAGATCGTCAGCCGGGCGTCGCGCAGCAGTGCCAACCGCGCCGACATCCTCGAATACGGCGCCAATGTCCGGCTGATCAAGGCTGGCGCCAATTCGGCCGACTCGCTGCGCTCCGACCATCTGCCCTACGTGATCTGCGACGAGGTTGATGCCTACAAGTGGGATGTCGGCGGCGAAGGCGACCCCATGACGCTGATCGAGAACCGCCAGCGCACGTTCTCGCGCGCCAAAACCTTCCTGATTTCGACCCCGACAAACGAACACGAATCGCGCATCGATCAGGCGTACCAGCGCAGCGACCGCCGCCGCTATCACGTGCCTTGCCCGCACTGCGGCGAGTACCAGCACTTGCAGTTCGGCAACCTGCGCTATCACACCGCCATCGGCGAACAACCGACCGTCGGCGCCACCGAGCAGAAGGTGGTCACCGCGGCGTGGTACGCCTGCACGGCCTGCGGTTCGGAGATTGGCGAAGGCGAGAAGAGCGCCATGCTCGCCGCTGGCCACTGGATCGCCGAGCGGCCGCACGTCAAGCTGACGCACGGCTACCACATCAACGCGTTGTACGCCCCCACCGGGCTGGGACTGACCTGGCGCCAGATCGCTCAGAAGTGGATCGACGTGCAGGGCGACACCGCCGCGATGAAGGCGTTTGTGAACACCTACCTTGGCGAAGTCTGGCGCGAGGAGGGCGAAGGCGCCGACGGCGCCAGCGTGCTCGCCCGAGTCGAAGCCTACACGCTAGACAGCCTGATCGCCGACCGCCGCGTGCTGCGCATTACCGCTGGCGTTGATGTGCAGAAGGATCGCCTGGAAGCGTCCTTCGTCGCCTGGGGCGTCGGCGATGAGGGCTGGCTGCTCGACCACCTGGTGCTCCCGGGAGACACCGCCTGCCCGGAAGTGTGGGAGGAACTTGGCGAAGTGCTGCGCGATGCGCGCGTCGGCATGGCCTGCGTCGATGCTGGTTACAACACCTCGATGGTCATGGCGTTTGTCGCCGGGAAATCCTGGGCGCTGCCGACGAAAGGCATCCCCGGCATGGGCCGTCCGCTGATCGAGGACGAACGCCGCCGCCGGATGCGTCTGCGCGTGCGCCGCAAACGCGGGCAGCCGATCGAGCCCTTGGGCGTCGATCAGGGCAAGTCGCTGATCTACGCCAGGTTGCGCCTGCCGAAGCCAGGCCCTGGCTATCTGCACTTCCCGGCCGATCCTGCCTTTGATGAGGAGTATTTCGCTCAGCTTGCCGCCGAGCAGCTCGTCAAGCGGCTGCGTGGCTCGCGGGTGTTTTCCGAATGGAAGCAGCTGCGGCCGCGTAACGAAGCGCTTGACTGCCTGCTGCTGGCGCTGGCGGCAAACCGTCTGGCCGGGCCGTTGCCGGCACAACCGCCGGCGCGTCTGTCCGCGGTGGCCGAGACTGTTGCCGCGGTGCCAGTCGCCAGCGCATCGCCGACGGCCAACGCCCACCCCGCGGCATCCACCGCACAACCACCGAAAAAACGCCCCGCGCCACCGCGCCGCATCGCCCCCACCATTGGATGGTAGCCCATGGATTTTCTCTCGTTCGCCCTCGATCTCGTCGCCGCCGAAATGAAACTGCCCCGCGAACACCTGCGGCCGCTGGAGCGCAAGATCAGGCAGGAGCAGGGCGGCGATCGGCACTACATCGTCAGCGTCGCGGCGATGAACTGCCAGGAGCGCCATGCCGCCATCCGCGCCGCCCGTGCTGCCGGTCTTTCCGCTGCCGAAGTCGCCGAACGGCTGGGCGTGAGTCGGCAGCATGTGTATCGGGTGGCGGGGTAATCGGCTGTCACCTTGACAGCCTTCCCCGCGTGACACCTCAGGAGTAAAACGCAAGCATGAGTCATCCTATCCCGACCGCCGTACCCGCGACTTTGCGGGCCGGCGACACCGCCACCTGGCGCCGTACCCTCTCCGATTACCCCGCCAACGACGGCTGGACACTGGCTTACGTGCTGGTCAA